ATAGTATCCAGCATCAATGTCCAACTGAGTGCCAGAAAAAGAGAATATAGCCACGCCATTTGCAAAGTTGTCGCCGATGTCTGCTGCCGCAAGAGTAAACAAAATAACAGAGGTGCCTTTCTTCCGAAACTTTAACGAACAACTGCCGCCGGCAAAGTTAATTATCGAATCATCATCATCGCGCTTTAAGATAGCTTGAATTTGTGGTGCTTGGTCGTTTTGTACTAAGGTGTATGTCTGCATTAATCTTACTCCGGCTTAATAGGCCATATTATATCATCTAAAGAGGTGGCATCCGAGTAAGCATCTGGTATGTCTCTAAGAGCTTGCCTGTAGATTGACCACTCTTCTTTCTTTGAATCGATTAAAGGGCTGTCGGGGGATTGAGTCCAGTCTGATTTTATTAGCCTTTCGTTTCTTCTTGCCCTTATTTCTGACTGTATTATTGCAATAAGCTCTTTATTAGTAAGATCTTCAGGCTCCGGCTTTTCACATACAACACCATCAATAATCATCTGCGTAGAGTCGTTGGCTGCGCCTTCCATGACTAGCTCATCATTATTAGCCTGAAATTTAAAGTCTTGTTCCGCACAAACTCCAGTTCTAAGTATTAACCCATTAGCATCATAAACTATATAGTGTTTCATTTCTTAACCTCTAATGCTGACACGGAGAAGTTTCTGTTTGCCGCAATTAAATCCACAAAGTTAGCCTCTTGGACAATTGGTCTAACTCTTAAAGACCAAGTATGAGCGCCTGAAGTAGTATTGTCTAAAGCGGATATGCTAATTGAATTTCCAAAGCTATCTATCATTTGATTTAAAGCAAGGGAGGTTAAACTTGCAATGTAAGTTGTAACATAATTTCCTTTGACAAAACCTTCTTGTATTACCGTCGCATCTCGCAAAATTTGAAATTGTATATTTGTTCTACCATTAGGTTCATCTGGATCATCTTCTTGTATTCCGGCAGCCATTTCTCCACTAAAACTTAAAAATACATTTCCTCCAGCAGATGTAAAGGTTATAGAAGATATTTCTCGCCATTGAGGAATTGAACTTATTACGGGAACCCTGTAATTGCTTCCGTTAATATTTTCAATGCCTCCGCTTGACCATTCAGTATATGCAGGCGCGGTTGTTGTTGATCCGCTTGGTATGGTTACTGCCTGATCTGCAATCTTTAAAGTATCAACCGCAAGATCAGCAATCTTACCTTCAGTTACTGCAAGATTATTTATCTTTACTGTGGTGACACCGTTATCGCCTATTTGCAGTGTTTTTTCCGTTCCATTAGTAACAACATCAATGCCAACGCCATCAATTCTTATTCTGTCAGCTTCGATAGTTCCTGTCTTTAACAGGCCTCCGTTAATAGTAGTAATCTCAGTGCTAGACGCATTTCCTAATTCAGCATTTAAGTTAGTAAACGTAACTAGACCATCAAACTGAATCGATTTAAATGGAACAGAAAAAGTAATAGTCTGCGAACCACCAAAACTTGCCTCAGTGATTGTAAAACTACTTGCCCATAACGTAGCATCTGAGCCATTTATAGTAGGCGGATTTTTCTGCCAATCAGTAGTCAAGCCTGCAAAAGCTGCTGTATCGTAGTTGTAAGAAGTGGCTGTTGGAGTAGATGGCGTATTGGGCTGAGACTCTGTGTAATACACGTAGCCATTATCTGCTCTTGGTGATAATGCTGCATCGTTAGTAGTAGCACTTACTTCAGCAGTAAATTCAGACTTGTTTCCACTGTAATCTACTGATTTAAATTTATAGAAGTATGTAGTTGAATCTAAAAGCGAACCATTAACAAAAGATGCAGGTAATCCGAATCCTCCAGAGACACTTCCAATTCCAGAATAAGTTCCACTCAAACTTGTAGATCTGTGAACTTCTACGTTACTAAAGTCCTTATCTTCTGGATTAGTCCAAGCCAAAGTAATTGAACCCTGCCCTGCTGTTGCAGATAAAGAAGTGGGCAAAGCTGGGGCTGTAATATCCCCAACAGTTGCTTGAGATGCAGTTACCCATTCGCTTTTTGAGCCAGCAGCGTTTACAGCTCTAACCCTAATATCATAGGTCGCTCCAACTACAGCGTTATTAAATGTGTAGGTGTTAGTCGCCAAGAAAAACGAATTAAATTCAGTATCTGACGATATTTTATACTGTATTTCGTAGTTTGCTACAAAAGCATCTGCGCTATAAGTAAAACTAACCGTTATAGCCGGAACTGCCGTTCCATCATCATTAATTACAGTAACTGATGATGTCGTAAGCCCTGTAGGTGGAAATACAAAATTAGGGTTTGGCAAATCAGTATCTGGGTAAGAAGTTTGCTCGGCTGATAAATCATATATATAAATTGATGGATCGTATTCGATCAACGCTACATCACAAGTTCCATCATAATTAAGCTGAATGTTTTCAACCTGAAACGGCTTGGGATTAATCCAGCCTGGAGTTGGATGCTGAACTGTAACTATATCTGCAACAGACAATTTCAACGCTTCGCTTGTAGCCCTAAATGATGTCCTTAACGAGTTTCTTGATCTCAAAAGAACAACTCTAGCTAAGTCTCTAGCTGCGTAATAATTAGTAATAGTATCAAGATCTAATTCTTCAACCAGTAAAGTTCCATTATCTTCAGCTAGTAAAGTTGATTCTTGTGTAGATCCCTGATCAGGCCATGTAGCCTCATCTGGCTGATAATCAACATCGGGATTAGCAAACTTAACAATAACCCTATTAAATTTATCTTCTTTCTGCTCACCCTTTATAGATATACCACCAATCATATTGTCAAGGTTAAAAGCGAATACGCTTGTTCCACTCTTATCAATAGATAGGCCATATTTACCTTGGCTATACGGTAGGAATCCACGGCATCCCATAAGAAGCTTTTCTATATTGCCAAACAATTGCTCATCTGTCTGAAGTACAGCGTTACAGTCAAATATCTTGCCTGATATTCCATTATTATAAAACGTAACAGATTCATCGCAATCAGTGGCTGCTGCCTTAAAAAGATCATCATCAATAGAGGATGATAAAAGACCCTTGCCAAACCTTGCATTTGTTAGATAGTCTCTAATACATAGTGCAGGATTGCTGCTGTATGCTGGATCGTCAAGTGGGGTTCTAGGATCGTAAACTTTACGACCCCTGACAAGAGCAGTTATATCAGGCATTCCAGAAAATACATCTTCATTCCACTTTAACCTTATCGCCAGGTACGCAACCCCCTGAAGTCTGTGAGAAGAAGTCCATCCAGCATTGGCTTCAGTCAACAATGGATCATATAGCTGATCATCTGCACCCGTATGAGCGTTTATTGTAACTAAACCAGCAAATTGTTGATCAGTTATTGGAACATCATCAATGTGAATGCTTGTTATTGAATCTACTTCGCCTTCACACAAGACAAGAGCTATATATAAATACTCATTTCTAGCTCCTCCAACTACATCTCTAGTTGATACAAATACGCGAACGCCGCCAACCCGCCTTGTTCCATAAATAACGGGAATAGGCTCAATGTTAGATTCCTTGTTTACAAGAACGCCAGCCATATCGGCAGCAGCCTTTTTAGCCTTTTTCATTGCCTGTTGCGTCATTACATACGAAACAGCCATAGATGCTGCAAAAATTGCTATTATCGGAAGAAATCCAATCATTATTTACGACCCCATCTTAGATCTTTAACTGTTTTTGCTGCAAAGATAAAACCCTTGTCGCCAGGGAAGTGCAACTGCTGGGAGTTGTGATTAGTCTTTCGTCCGTTTTCTTTCTCAAAGTCTTTCCAGTGTGAGGCGCAGCTAATGCTTAAAACGCTAGAATCATCTGAGTCCTCTATTTCATATCCAGTTATTAGCCCATTAAAAACTAATATAGGTAATCCTATAATTGCGTCAGAATTATCAAGAACAGAACGATAAATTTTAAGAGGTATATCTAAATAATTATTAGATAGAAAGAAAGATATGTAAGTTTGCTCAACCCCTGAAAGCTCTATCGTAAAGCCATTTACCGCAAGCTCTGCGGTTTCAGTTACATTACCAAGGGATATGATATGAGGACTGCTATCCCAAGTTTCGGCAAGAGCTGTAATATCCCTATCCCAGTCAGTTATTCTGAATGGCGTAGGGAAGTCGATTTGAATCAGCGTTGCAAGGTTAAAGTTGTCTTTATTAAGCTCCGCAAGTGTTGCCGCATCTATGGATCGTGTCATTATATAGCCTCAATGAAATCTACTTCGTAGTCTAGCATTGAAGCAAGTCCCAAGTCATAAGTCTGAACGTCATTATTTAAACGAACAGTAAAAGGAACATTATCATAGGTAATTTCTGTATTATCAGGAACGGCTACAGTTAAGCTAGGCTGAATAGCTAAATCACCATTCCCTGCCCTGTCCGACACAATCATATAAACCTTGTTGTGATTAGCGAACTTAATCATATCTCCAGCTTTCAAAGTTCCAGTCAGTCCATCAATTGATATGACTGTCTGACCTATAGCTTCTGACAAACTGGTCAATACCGTACCTGCTGCATCTCCAGATTTGGAGCTTATCTCAGGAAGAACGATAGTGAACTCTTCAGCCATACCTCTTTGAGCCATGATAAACGCTGCAATAGGTGCAAATTCAGATCTAGTTAAAGTTGGATAGGTAGCAGTAAACTCAAACCGCTGGCCGCCAATGTTTCTAACCTGAGTGCGACCAGACAAGCTAGTGCTAGACAGGTTGTAGAATACGCTAGTAAAACCTACAGCGTTAAATGACTGAGTTATGGGATATGTTCCACTCATGCTATTGATGCTCTCCCGCGATTATTTGCAGCTCTATTTATCATGCTTACAATCTGTCCTCGGCGAGAATTTAATAGCTCGTCAAAGCCTTTTGTGTCGTTAGCTTGGATAGTAAAGTTGACATTGATTACCTGAGACTCTCCTTGGCCCTTGTGAAGGTCTGTAACCTTCTCGTTGGGGTGAAGCATAGCCATCATGCCACCCTTGCCGTCCATGCCGCCAGAACGCACTCCAGAGCCTGTAAAGCCACCTCCTTCAAACGAGGCAAGAGTCTGACCGGCAATCATGCCAGCAGTAGCAAAGCCCATACCTACTGCCATAGCTGAGTGTGCTTTACCTGCTGCAAGAATCCCGGGAACTGCGGGTGCAAGACCTGGAACCAAAGAAGCTTGGTAAGCCATATTTGCGTATGCCAGTGTGATAGCAGCACTTGTTTGATACCCTTTGATAATTGCATCTGCCGCTGCCATTGTTTGACTAATAACAAAGAAAGCTTTACCCATCGCGCTTCCTTCTTCAACCATACCTGACATGGTAGAAACCATACTAGAGGTCATTCCAATCAAGTTGGATGCAGTAGATAAAGCTAATTCCTTCTGACTTTCAGCCATTTTTACATCAATTTCATGCTGAAGAGCTGCGTGTTCTTTCCGACTAACAAGGTTAAATTCTAAAGCCTCATCAAGTATAGCCTGCTCTTGTTGATATGAGTTTTTTAACAACTCTGCGCGATTCATTAAACTAACCTCAAGAGCATCTAAGTTAGTTATCGCGTTTTTCATGTCTGAGACAGCTCTGGCGTTAGCCTTATCACGCGCTGCTTGCTCAGAGGCTTCTTTCTTTTCATTTGCACTAAGAATCGCCGCCGCTAAATCCTCTTCCATTTTGATTTCAGCAGCAATTGCCTTTTCTTTTTCTTTTGTTGAGGCTTTTAGAGCATCTTGTTCTGCTTTAATGCCTTCAACCAAGTCATCGTAAGCATCTATTCTGTCGTGCGCTGCGTTAATTGCGTCAAGATCAGCCTGAATTGCACCTTCGTTAGTAGCTTTAAGTATATCAAGCTCTCTTTGAGTCTTACCTAATGCTGCGGCTTCCGCCTCAAGCGATTCAATCAAAGATTCTGTTGCATCAGATGTGCCGTCAATGGAGGCTTTTAATTCAACATTAGATTCTTTGAGTAACGCTATATTTCTCTCTTGTTCTTGTATTCTCTTATTGGCTTCCTCAATACTAACAGTAAGAACACCTTGACCAGCAACGTGAGCGCCTTCTACTCGATTAAGTTTTTCTAGCTCTTCTTCAGCATCTTTAATGGCTTTTTTGTTATTCTCTATAGCTTGAGTAACTTGAGTTATAGCGGCAGATTTTAAAACACCATCAAGCTCATGGAATCTGTCAACTAAGTTATCAGCTTCTTTCTCAACATCTCTTAAAGCTTCTGATGCGCCAAACAAGTTTGGAAGCATAGAACCTGCAATAGCCGCACCAACAGCAAGAAATGCACCCACAACAGCGCCGTGCGGCCCCATAAGAGATGCAATCTGAGAACCCTGTTGACCTAGAATTACAAAAGGAGATTGACCACCCTGAAACTGGACACTAATATCCTGAACCTGGTGGCCAATTTGACCTATGCCGCCTCGCATAAGACGGAATTGATTGTTTAAAGCTTTACCTTGCTTGGCTGTGTTAGCCATATCCTTTTGAGCGTGTCTGAATGAAGCTCCAGCACTATACTTGCCTTCAATCTCGGCAACCATCTTTGCACTACTTGCCATCTTCTTTCGCTCGCTTTAATTTAAGGAAGGTAAACCAATGATTAAACTCATCAACGGTCATTTCATAGATAACTGAAAGTGGTTGACCAAGATGTTCCGCTAACTGATACATCGCATATAGCTCTGTAGGAACACCTTGATCATTTATTAGTTTTTTTCGCGTCCTTCTTCATCTTCTTGAACACGCAAAACAAAATTAGCCACTTTTGATAAAACATCTGGATCTACTTTTTGGCGCAACTTAACTTTATCGCCAACATCAAAAACAGGCTCGCCATCCTTGTCAGTAACGCCAAATATAACTGCATAAACTAAATAATCGGTTGTATCACCATCTGCTCTGCTCATCCACTTAGCTTTGTCTTCCAGAGATAAGTTCTTGGAGTAGAGTGTAGTATCCCACTCGTCTACTCTAAACTCTCTAATCTCTTTTCCGCTAAAGTGAGCTATGGCATTGTTTATGATTTTAGACATTTTGTATCCTTATTATGCGGTTCCAGACGCTAATGGCCCGTTACCAGTTACTGAGAAAGATGCCTCAATCAAACCGTCAAAAGAGGCTGATTTGCTAACAGAAGATACGATGCAAGCACCAGACCATTCTACTTCGCCAGTTGTGTTACCAGTAGGATACACATTAATGGTTATTTCCGCACCTTCAACTAGCGCACTTTGTCCTGTAGTGTCAGCGGAATCCCAGATTGCATTGAAAGAAGAAGTCCACGACTTTAGCGTAGGCTTGTTAGTTACCCAAGAGTCACCCATAACGGTGTCAGCTACCATTTCTGAAGTAGTCTCAAGTGACCAGTCTTTAATCTCGGCGATAGCATTTGCTCCAACGTAAACTGCGCCGTTCTTACCTGTATATGTTGCCATTTCTAAATACCTCTAAGCGCCATAGCGCATTAATTAACGTAAGCGATAATCGCCATTAAATTGTTGTATCAGGGTCGTTTTCTCTAACTCTGTACAATACATCAACAGTTATGGT